AGGGGGCTACAGCTATTCTAGTGTGAGGATCAGCAAAGGTGTCATTGCATTGGGTTGTGAAGACAGGTGGGGTGAGATTAGCATAGGAGTAGAGAACATTGCTAATAGCTGGCGACCAAGCTCTGGCTATGCGGCGAATTGTAATGCCGCGGTCCTTGTTGATAAGGGCGTCATAGATGACTTGGGCATCTACGTCCAGTATCTTGCCGTGGGTGACGGCCGTTGGTCGGTACTCTGCTATGTGCCAGGCTAAAGCAGTGTTGAAGAGGATTTGGCGCTTACCTTCATCGAGTGGTATCTTTGAGGCCCCTCGAAATGTTAGGAAAGCACTACTGAGACATCGAGACAGGTTGTCATTACTAATGGTGTTACATCGGGAGACAGGATTGTTCTTGAAGTCTAAGAGGGGAGTGAAGGATAGGGTGGAGCTAAATTTAGTCTGGTCAGATATAGAGGGCTGTGCCTGGTTCTCGGGCTGGAATTGTTGTTCTACTTCACCATCAGTGATACCATCTAAGTCTACTTTACTATCACTATCACCATAAATCTTTTCTAGGGCGTTATCATTGTGGGTCCTAGAGGTGATAGCGTTGAGTTGTTGCTGGGCATCGGAAGCTACGGGCGGGGCTGGTTTGGAGCTAAGGGCCGTACCGTCGCTGGAGGAGGCGCCGTTGTCCACTGGGTTGACCACAGAGGTACCCATGGTTGTGCTGAACTTATCTTCCACAACAGGTGTCAACTTTGGCTCTTCTGCTGGGGTGGCTATGGGGCCTAAAACAGGAAGTTTGGGTGTGCTACTTAGTACTGGGCTTTGTTTCCGGGACCTGGGACGTAACAAGTTCTGCCCAAATAGTACTTGGTTTAACGGTGTGATCCCACCACTTGGCGTGGTAGAGTTTAGCATCGTCAAATGAGTACTGGATATGGGAAGGTAACTTGGTACAGGGCTGGGTTGGATTATTCCAGTATGATATGGTTAAACCATTTTCATCCAGGAGATCATCCGTTACATACGGGTGGTACTGGGAAAGTAGCTGGACTCTAAGTTTTGGACCTATGGGTTTGGAAAGGCGTTGGTATAGCTCTTGGAAATAGGGATGGACCACAGTGTCTTTGGAGAAAGAATTGTTAGCACTTACATATATACCTCGTCTGAGTCTACCCACTCTACCTCTGCGTTGTATGCGCTCGAGGAAAGTGGAATTGACACGGGCGACGTTTATGTGTGAGAGCTTCTTCTTAACTTCAAAGGAAACACTGTTGGACAGTCCTAGGTCTATAACTACGTCTAAGTCTACAGTAACGCCGGTTTGCATGACTGGGGAGGAGAAGACTAATATGGGCCCTTTGGTGGCCTTAATCAGTGGAATCTGTTTGTCGTAATTTGCGGCTGTGACACTAAATACAGGTATACCTGAGTACTTGGAGGCCAAGGACACAGCGTCTCTGTCGTTAGGTGCAAAGACACAAGTACGGTAACCAGATGATCCCGGGGATAGAAAGGGAAGGGGCTTACATTTGAAAATAGCCTCTAGGGTGTATCTATCATCATATATTTCCTTAATGGGATATAGTGTATCTTTGGGATTAGCAGAGAAATGAGAAGAGGTGGCTGAGGTGAGAAAGAAGGTTTGTGGAGTTGCGACGCGCCTGACCAGATGTTGCGTGAGATGATCTGGTTGGTGGCTCTCGTCAATTAGTACAGGACCGTTGACTGGTGACAGTACGTATTCAAGTTTGGTTAAATACACAACGTCGGTAGCCTTGGCCATGTAAGAGGAGAGGGAGTTCTTGAGAGCTACAGAATCTACGAGGACAAGAATTCTACCAAGGTGGGTAGACAAGTGGTAGGGTAGGGAGGTGGTTTTACCGACTCCAGTTGCCCCGTAGAACAGCACAAGTTTGCGCATGTTGTGGAGGTTTCTGATGACTGTAGTAACCAGGGCAGAGATAGAGGTCTTGTTAATTTCTACAGGGAGGAGGTCTAAACTATTGCTACTAGAGGATGCCATGGACTAAGTTAGTTGGGATGTTAGTGTTCAAAGAGGGTAGGTGCGGGATATAGAGATAGGCTTGAAGTGCTCTAAGAACTGACTCCTATTGAGGTGGGCTATTGATTCTAACGCTAGGAATATCTCTAGTTGGTATTCAAACTGACGTTGGTAGTCTGGGTGGGTTTCTGAGACAGAGATGTTAGCCTGGATAGTAGAGGAGATTCCGTCAGTGTGGGAGCGCTTGACATCAAGCAGAAAGTCGCGGACTGCGTTTTGTACTTCCGCGAAGTGGGGGTAGTCCCTGTAGGTGGTACCGACTAGTTTCTTGTACCTACGTTCTAAATCTAAATAGAACCTACCGTTGTTGTAACTCATGCCACAGAAGGAGATTTTTCCACCTACTTGACACTTAAGTTTCATCTTCGTGTAATTACCTACGTCTGAGAGTCGATCCTCATCTAAGTAAAGACCTACGCCATAAATAAAACAGTCATCACCCTGTCCGATAATGACAGAGTGTACAGTCCTAGTCCTAAGTAACCACGCGGTGAGACACATCATCAATATAGTATTGAGAAGGAGAGTGCCGGGTTCTCCAGAAGTCTTAGCGGCATCTATGAGAGCTGAGAAGGTTGCAGAGGAGAGTAGATAATT